TGGCTTGCCAGCATCCGTGCTGAACTCCATTTCGGATTCGATGAATGGACCTGCGATGGAGAACATGGAAAGAGTTCCATCAAGAACCTTCTCCCATGTGCTCTGAGCACCCTTGGATACGTAGACTTCAACCCAAATACCGTTGTAGAACTTCTGTGTCTCGGTATCGTAGTAAGAATCTGGTCGGTATGAGAGCATTCTTCCAACCGCGATTGGCTGGTGCATTTCCCGGATGTTACCCTTGAAACGCTTGAATGCTGCCTTTGAAGCTTCGGCCAAGACGATATCGTCCTGTAGGTCAGGATTATCGAGAGAAGCCCAACCGCTGACGGTTCGCTTCTGCTTGTCAATCTTGGATAGTGGCATGGAAAGGTGGTAATTGTCACCATCCGTTGTCCACTGCGCCTTCTTTAGCTCCATGTTTGTATATTACCGTGGGTTGCTTTAAAAAGCCAAAATCAGTCAACTAGCCTGTCCTTATTCATCTTAATGTTGAGAAAGATGAATGCACAGTAGAGACAAATCATGGTCTTTGTAAGACCCGCCGTATCTCTCCAATCTCCAATGTAGTAGCCCATTGAAATGAGCCCCCAATAAACTGCCCCCGTGAAGGAGCCTATGCTCAATGACCTGAATGAATCCCGGATAACTCCATAAACCATTACTCCACCAACACAGACTGCAACGAATCCCCAGCCATATTCAGGCATAACCCGCGCCAACCAGTCATACTGCTTTCCCTCTGAAAATGTTGACCAGAGAGGGCAGCCAACCCAGATTCCCCAAAGAACCGTGTAAACACCCATAATGACAATGGCTGCTGTATTGATTGGCTTACTGAGACGCTTAGCGAACTTAGCTCCTTGCCTATCAATCTCGTTCATAGGTTACTCCGTTCCCGGAGTTCTTCCTTCACCTTGAGTTGAACGGCCTTCGCCTCGTGTATCTGTAGCATTTGCCGTTCGCTGCTGGTCACGAACTCGGCTTTGTGCTGCCTGCGCTGCCTGCTCAGCCTTCATTTGTGGAGACATTTCAATCTGCTCGTCACCCTTCTTGATTCCTGGGAGACCCTTGCGTGCGCGAACCTCGTTTGGAACAACGGTTCCAAGTCGTAGGTAACGCTCGTCAATCTTGGACTGAGTGTCTTCGTCGGTAAGTGAAAGCTCGGTTAGCTTGAGGAAGAAGATGTTAGTCTTCTCCTTGATAATCTTGTGAAGCTTGTTCTCGACAATCTTCTGGTCAGGACGGCAGACCTGTTCCTTGAAGGTCTTGTCCTGGTCGCGGCTGTTTGCAAGTGAAGTATTTCCAGTGTTGGCAAATGCCTTTCCAGCAGGAACACCGTGCGCCATGAGAATGCTGTTGAGGTTGGACTTGTCGTAGTTCATGAATGACGCATCCTGAGTACCCGCTTCAACCGGCTGCATTTCGAAGGAAACCTTCTTATCTGGCTCGTCGGCTGGCAGCGGTACGTAGAGAGTTCGGTGGTTCTTACCCTTAAGAGTTGTCTGGAAGAACTCAATAAGCTTTTGCTCAGAGCTTGGGCTAAGAGTTCCACCCTTGGTGACAATGACGTAGCGTGGAACAGCCTTGTTCTCAAAGTAATCAAGGTTGAATCTTGCGCTGAACTCGTTTCCGACAATTGCGTTCATTGCTGCATGAATGTCAGATACACCGTAATATCCATTCGTAGGCGTGTACTTCTTGAAGTGGATAACCTCGTTTGGACGTGGGTCATTACCAACCTGGTCACTCGTCTTGAGGTCTCCGAAGTTTCTGAAGAAAACCGCTTTGTTTTCGATAATCTGGACAAAGCCGTCGCGATTCTTGCGAACCCGCATTGTGGTTGAAGGAATGTGGCCTAGGTACTTGATTTCGCCTGTAGTCGTTCGACCAATCTCAAGGTATCCGTTACCGGTCGTCTCGTAGTCTGTCCAGACCTTACGCATTGTCTCAAGGAAATCGTCTTCCTCGTTGCAAGAGTCTAGCCATTCCTGCATCTGCTTGCGCATGCGGGCGAGCTTGCGACGAATGGACTTTAGCTTCTCTTCGTCACCGTTGGCATTGTCAATCTTCTCCTTGGTGTCATCGGACTCAACCCAGTCGTAGCCAAGGCCGACAATGTTGTTTACCTTAGCCTTGACAGCGGCTGCGTGTGGAGAAGACTTCTCGTATAGAGCCGCGAGATAATCGAGGTTGTATGGTGGAAGTACTACGTCGAAGAGCGTGTATCCGGTTTGGTTGTCGGTGCTCTCCATTCGCTTGGACCTTGCACCATCGGCACCCTGCATCTTCTTTTCAAGACGCGCACCGGCTCGCTTCGCATTTGCGGAAAGCCCGTCCATCTTTCGAATCTCAGATACAGGCTGAGCGAATACGTCAGTTTCAGCGGCATCAGCTACACGCTCAACAACCGAACCAAGTGACACCTCAATGGTGTATGGTTCGGTTGACTTTTCGGCCTTTGGCCTACGACTTCCTGCGAGCTTAGACTGTGCCATTTTGTAGGTCGTCAAGGATTGCTCCGTAGTCATCTGGGTCTGGTGTTAGACCTAGCTGCATGCGGAACTTCTGACGCTCAAACTCCTCATCACTAACTGGACGACGGCCTTCAAGGAAAACCGCTCGTCCTTCGGTAATTCCATATGAACGAACCGCCTCAGCCAGTGTGAAAGCTGCTGTCGTGTCACCCTTGTATCCAACGGTGATTAGCCAGTTGTGGTCTTCATCCATAACAACAGCGCCATCAGGCATTACCCAGCACCAAATTCCGTGCTTAATGCGAGGGTCGCTGACAATCTGCTTGTTGGTGAGCTTCATCTTCATAGGACTAATTGTATTCCGAATTGTTTATCAAGGCAAATTTGGTAAGGTCGGTGTCAAAAATCGGCTTCATGCGGACATTTTGTGTTATCCGGCAGGCTGAATTGCCCAATCATAGGTATATGCCTTTGAACCAGTCTCAGAAACAGTGATTAGGTCGTCATCGACAATCTGCAATGCTGGTGCTCCTACCCAATTTTGGTAGATGCTTTGGGCACCGGCTGTATTTAGTGATGACATCTGAGATGTGTAAGTTGCAAGGTATCCGATTCGGCAGGCAACGGTATTCAAGAATGTCAACGCTGAAGCTTGCTCTGCGAAAATGGCAATGACATGATGCCACCTGTTCAAGGCAATCGTGGTTGCAGAAGATACCACAACTCCATCGACAACCAATGCAACGAGGCTGTTTGGAACCCATTGCCCTGAGGCATTGGTTGTAATAGTATGTGTTCCTGCTGAGAACAGTGTCTTGGAAATGGCATTGGCAGTTTGGAAGATTGTGAACTCTACTGCTGTATAGCCGCCGAAATTGTCGTCTTGTGCAATTGTGAATCCGGTGGATGCTGCAAGTTTCATTCCGCCCAGGTCGTTGAATTCGACCGGGTTGTAGTTGAAGACATCCAAATCTACATTGGCTGGGTCAGTGAGAGTCATAGGAACGGCCTCATCACTTCCTCTAATAGCCTTTGATGTGTACGCCCGGAACTTCATGTAGTTCACAACAGATGGGTCAATGCCAGCAGGAAACTCAATCTTAACCTTGAGAGTCTGGTCTGTGCTAATGTCCAATGCGCTGAAAGGCTGTGCGCCGTTTGTCGCTAGTACGTATGCATCTTCATTGAGGGCTGTATATACCAGAACTCCTGGAGAAGCTTCCCAAGTTAGGGAAGAACCTTCCAAAATAACCCCGGCTTCTTCGGCAAATGAGATTGACCTTTCCCAGGTTCCCAATTCGTAATTACCGGTTGATGAATCGATGAGGTTGACCAGTGTGTCTCCAATGACTCCAACATTTGTTAGATTGGCATCCAGCCATTCGTCAGCGGTATCAATGTTCAGAGACGTTCGGAGAGTGGCATTGTCGGCATCCATAATGTAGACATGTCCACCATTTCCCTTTGAGATATCTGAAACGTTAGGGTATGAGGTTCCAACAGAGTAGTGAGACTGAATGGTCTTTGATGACAGTGGGTAGTTGTAAATTGCCACTGTGTCAATGCTCATTCGCGCGCCACCGCTGGTATCTGTCACCAATGTTGGATTCGTGTCCATAAAGCCGTCAATCAACAATGAATCATCAACTGGTGCAGATGCAACAACTACGCCGTTGACGTAGAGGTAAATGTCGTTGGTGTCATAAACTCCTACGACATGGAGATTTTGCCCGACATCCAGCCATTCGTATTCGACACTGGTAATGACAGTAGGAGAAGCCACTTGAAAGAACAGAATTCCCTCATCAATGAACAGACCTGAAGTGTCTCTAGCTAGGATGTTGGCCAGACCTGTTGCATTATGTGGCTTTACCCACGCCTCTAGGCTAAATGACTTTAGCTGCTTCGTCTCCACCATGATATCCGTGATTGGATATGTGAATCCCGCCGTGTCCAGGTACTGAGAGGCAATGCCTTTTGCAGTAATTGGCCGGTCGGCGGTTGGAGCGCCACTAGTAGCACCATCGCGATTGTACCCCGATGAATCCACGACACCACTGTCTAGTGGATAGACAGCAATGGGATTGTCACGTAGGATTGAGTAAACATAAGTCATTTGTTTAATTCTATCATAAAACAGCTTAGCCCCCGACCTTTCAGTCGGGGGCTTCGCCGGTAACTACTTCATCATCCTAAGGTAACGGCACGAATGCGCCGCCCGTGGTCACTTGTCCCCTCGGACTCGCGACATCTAAATCGGATTACTTGATTGCGTTGTCGGAACGTGCGCCGTCCCAGAAATCCCAACCCTGGCGCTTGACGAACAAGTCGAAAAGCCCCCGGTCAAACAATCCGTAGAACTTGTGATGAGAGTTGTATCCGAGCCACAATGTCTGAACCTGCTTTACAAGGTTGACAATTGTTCGCTGGGGACGTGCACCCTTTAGACGGGCAAGGTGCTGCAACTCTGCAACTACCTTTGCTCGGTGAGCAAGCTCAAATGAATCAAGGCTCTCCTTGCGGCTTCCTAGCTCCCAGCCAATAGCGTGATAGACAATATCTAGGTGGAGTGGGTGACGTGGAACTGGTCCACGAGTCCATCGACCGTCGTATGGTCCTGCACCCCACTTAGGGTTTCCTAGGAAATCAACCTTGGCTGTGGTAGTTGGCTTTTCTGTATCTGCTGGTGGCTTTGCAGTACCGCCTCCTCCAGAACCCGCGTTAATTGCCTTCTGAACCTGAGTGCGGAATGCGCTCATGCTGAAGCTTGGGTCAGGCTTACGTCCTGGTGCCCATTCCTTGTGACCAATTGCCATTGAAACCCTGAATGGTGCCTTTGGATAGGTAGCAAGTGCGGCGACAAGACGGTAGTACGCCTGAAGCTGAACTGCTGGCCAAGCCTGGCTTCCTGAGTTCTCAGCCTCAATACCCCACATGTAAGCATTAGCTGAATCTTCTGGAATACCGTTTAGCGGTCCACCAACACCAGCGTGGTTTGCTCGGTGAGCACCAAAGATGATTACCGTTCCGTCGCGGCCAAGGCCGAACTGGGAAAGTGGTCCCGCAAGACCCTTACGACCGTTCAAAACGGTGTTGTAGCTTGGGTAATTCCCGTTGCCGGTTGGTCCTGCCGTGTGGTGGCAGACAACTCCCTTTGGAGTAAAGCTGCGTGACCAGTTGGATGAACGAGTCTTCCATCCGGAAACTTCCTGAACCTTAAGACCCTTAGAGCGAAGGTACGTTGCGAGGTCTGTAAACTTAGTTGTTGGCATCGTCGTATACATCCTCCCCTTCAAATTCTACGGTGTCATCAAAGTCAGGAATGTCTTGCTCTTCAACCTTACCGAGATTAGGAGAGACTTCATTGTCTAGCTCGTCGTCTACGTCTTTTGGCAGTTCTTCAAACTGCTCTTCGTTTGCATTCTCTGTCATTGATATTTCACCTCCTAAGGATTAGTATACGCTTTTATTCTTAAAAGGAGAAACCCCGGCCAAAAGACCGGGGTTTTCTCAAGATGCTACAACATCTACGACTTCACAAGCTCCTGCTGCGCAGGCCAATTCTTGAGTTCCTGTTGTTCCATCGCTAGTTTCGTATACAGAAAGTAGTGACCAATCAACATTTTGTGGAACCTTCTTCATCCATTCCTCATATTCGGCTGGAAGAAGGTCTTGATATGGTGCCTGCTGGTAAGTGTGTTCGGAATGTGGAAGGAATGAGACTCCGGAAACTTCATCGAAGTTCTCGTAAACCCAATTTCCAACTTCTTCCCACTCATCAGGCTTGACATAAATCGTTACAGAAGGCTTGTGCTCACACCAGTAACGCTGGTAGCTGAGCCACATGTCCAAGTGCTCGATTGCCTTGAGGTCGTTGCGGGTAATTGCTCCTTCTGGTGCTGCAATTGGGAATGAGAAGACGGCTGTCTGCTCTGGATTCATTACGTCATCCTCCCAGTAATAACCCGCGTCCATCATGAATTGCGTCAATGGGTCCTTCTTGTCGGCACGAACAGTGCGAACATAGTGAGGGTTGTGCCATGCGTGAAGTCCTGAGCTTGTCAAGGTAAGCTGACTTGTCGTTCCTTCTGGCTTGACGCACGTGATTGCGGCGGCTCGGTTAATGCCCAATTCGTCTGCAACACGCTTGTTAGTCTGAATGGCAACCTTCTTGAGAAGAGTCAAAGCAATCTCGGTTGCATCCTTGCTAACCCCGAAATTCAGCCACTTGTTTCCGAACGGTCCGGTCATGGAAACACCCAATAGACGCTCATCTTCGGTGTTTTCGCGCCAAATGTCCCGCAAATACTGGAAGTTGGTCAAAGTGGACTGCCAAGTTCCCAAAATAGTAGCAGCTTCAACCTTCTTCTTGAGAGTGTCAATGTCATCGTCACCTCGTACAACTACTGTGGTGAGATTGCAGAACTGGTTTGGACGAAGGATAATCTCAGAGCAAGGGTTCGTTCCGAAATCGAAATTGGCATCTCGTCGGCCATTGAGACTTGCCTGAATCTGGCTTGCTCGACGGTTGAAAATCCCGCGCTCTCCGGAACCAGAGTCGATTAGGCTCTGCCATTCCTTCTTGAAGACAATGTAAGGTGGTCGGCCTTCATACACTGCTGAGTTGTTAGCCAATGCACGCTGACCATCATTCTCCCACCAAGCCCCGGACTTTGCGGTAGCCATTTCGCCATTGTCTAGGTCTCCAAGACTGATTAGCGCTGAGCGCCGGACACCACCGACAACAACCACAGACGCAATCTTGCAAACAATGTCGTGAACCTCAAGCGGAGTGAGCTTCCTTCCTGTTGATGCTCGGAACTTCTCAATCGTGTACTCAAATAGGTCAACCAGTGGGTCAGGGCCACTGGCTCTTCCTCCAAAGGTCATTAGACGTGCTCCTGCTGGACGAACCTTGCTGACATCCCATGAAGGAATTCTTCCTTCATACAAGGCGGTTACAAGCTCTCGGTAAGCCGTGGCCCAACCCTCCTTGGAATCGTCAACAGTGATTACCTGCTTTGAGGCGTGCAGCACTGGGACGCTTGGAAGCTGGTTTGTATAGCGAGCCTCGGCTGAGAAGCCAACGCCAGTTCCATTCATGAGAATGAACAATACTTCATCGAATGCAACTGGGTCATCCATGACAATGTAAGAACAATTGTATCCGGCGACATTGTTGCGGGCTAGTGCAGGACCAGCGGTCATCAATGCGCGCATACTTGGCAATGACCATTGGTTAAGAATGAAATCACGAACCATGGCAACGTCATCGACGCTTGGTTCGTGTCCAACATTTGACTTTAGGTGGTCAACCATGAAGTTGACGTATCGGTCAACGGTCTCCACCCATGTTTCGCGGCGGTTCTCTTCGTCTAGCCAGCGCGCATATCGTGAAACATGAATGAAGTTTCGGTACGGGTCGGTGATTCTTCCATCATCACCGATAAACTTCGTAGAAATAGTAGACTCCTCCTAGACCCCCGGTCTAGGAGGGCCTTGTAATATGATTTGGTACTTACTATCGTACCTCCGCTCATCTTCAAATCGGCGAATTTTCGCCAATTTTCAACGGCTTTCTTGAACTTTTTCCAGGTGACTGGAAACGTCCTTAGCGATGGTCTCCCAGTCGAATTCCTTATGAACAGAAGGTGCATGGTGTTCAAAATATTCAAGGCATGCCTTAATGTCAGAATCAACTTCCTTGAACAATCTTACAAGAGACCTGAATTCTGGGTAATAGACATATCCAGGATGCACTGGCCAGAGGCTTCTATCAACCCGCACTGGAATGTGAGTCCAGGCATTCTCGATAACCCGCCTGTAAGGAGCCCATGCCGTTGTTGAGATAACCGGCATTCCAGTTCCTAGAGCCTGCAAGGGAATCAGTCCGAAACCTTCTCCATAGCTTGGGTAGACCATGCAGTGCATTCGATTATAGAGGTCCACTAGCTCGTTCTCAAAGTAGAGCTTGGTGATGATGGTCACGTTGTTGTACTCGGGTACTGAGAACTTGCCGTCGTGCCAGGCTCTCAGGTAATGCTGAGAATTTGCTTTGAATGTGAGATGAACATCTTCTCTGTCACCGAAAGCCGCGCGGAATGCGTCCAATGTCATTTGGCCACCCTTGCGAAGCGCCGGTTCTCCATGATGGAAGAAATGAGTCACACCATCATGTTCTCTATGAACAGGCTTCCACTTAGGGTCAAGACCGTGATGTACAACCTTGATTGGCACCAAAACCCCGGCTCTTTCGTAGACACCCTTCACCCAATCAGAAGTAGCCCAAATCTCATCACAAGCATTCATCTTCTCAAGCCAGCCATCGGGAAGTTCAGTTGACTCCCAAGGAGTGTAGCCAATCTTGTATTGGCCTTCATGGAACTTATAGTGATTAGGTTGACAGAAACTAATCTGAATAGGTGCGGTCTCGTCATCAAAGGGCACTTCGTGCCCAGCCTTTTGCAAGGCTAGAATCAACTGGAATCCGGCATTACCGTATCCATTCGTTCTATCTAGATTACCGTCAACGGTATAGTAGCTAATCTTCATTACATTCCTCTAAACGTATATAGTCTTGAGACTCTTCGTCTCTTTTCGTAACACCATGTGTGGAAAGGTTCATTCTTGTGCATAACCAGATACTTACCCCAGACATCTAGTTTACAATCAGTACAAGGTACTTTCTCAATTTCCATTCTCTTCTCCTTGTGGACATAGATGACCCTTTATAGAGCCTAGTGGTCGCTCACGCATCTGCGCTTAGGGAATGTGGGTATAGCTTCCCGGTTATCCACCACGCTTGGGTATACCGCCAAGCCTGCTCGGTTGCGTGAGGGAAAGAAAAAGACCCCTCACACAAGCTGACGGGCCGGAAGTGTGAGGGGTCATTCTCGTACGAGAAATTCTTGAGTTGTAATCCGGCCCGTCAAAGCCTATGAATCTAGTGTATCACACGTTTGATTCAAGGGCCGAACTTGCCGAACCGATACCTCTAGTGTAGCATAGTCGGTCTTGTGTCTCAAGCCTCTCGCGGACACTATATGTGCCGCCTGAACACTCTCAGTATAGTCTTACTTACCGGTAGTTTGACATAACGAAACGGTAACGGTAGGCTGAGAGCATGTTCACTCAAGGAGGTGCGAAATGAAGAAGATTCTCGCAACGCTCGCTGGAACTGTTGCTCTTGTCCTCGGACTAGGAGCTTGTTCTGCGGTAGACACTCAAGAAACAAAGTCTATTGCGCCTATTGCTGAAGCTACTACGGTGGTAACCCCGCCGTCGTCTCGCGACTTGTCTCGTGTTGACTACTATGGTCACCGAAAGACTAGCCGCTCAGCAACCCGGCCAGTGAAGCCAGCTATTTCTGCTCACGAGAACCACGTCAACCACGTGAAGAATGTTGCCGCCGCTAAGGCTGCCAAGGTCGCAAAGGCCAAGGCTGAAGCCAGAGCAAAGGCAGCACGAATCGCGAAGGTCAAGGCTCTCAAGGCTAAGGCACAGAAGGCCAAGGTTGCTAAGCAGAAGAAGGCTGTTGTCAAGAAGAAGCCTAAGACCACTAAGACTAAGAAGGTTGGTCTGTCCGGGATTGCCGCTTGTATTGCAAAGTATGAGTCCGGTGGAAATCCTCGTGCACAGAACCCGCGTTCTTCCGCTAGCGGTCTGTTCCAGTTCATCGACGGAACTTGGCGTGCAATCACCGGTCGTTCCGACCGAGCTAAGGATGCTCCTGTCTCTGTACAGATTGCAGCATTCTACAAGCTTTGGGATGGCGGTCGTGGTGCTCACCACTGGGTAGTAGCCCCAAAGTGCGGCTACTGATTTTGTAGTACACTAGAGAGAGGCCCGGTCTTCGGACCGGGCTTTTCACTTTTGGAGGAACAATGACTGACGAAGAGATTGAAGATATGAACTTCAAGCAATATCTCGAAGCTCGGTACTATGAAGCTCTGTTCACAGAGTTTGAAACCCGCCTTTTTGCGGACACTACGGAGGATGACAATGGATTTTGATGAAATCATGGACGAGGCTTGGATGAAGCACTCAGGTGTGTACACAGTCGGTCCAGAGAACCTAGATAGAGTAGCTGACTTGATGGCATCGGACATCATGAACGACTTCTCAAATGATTTCCGTCAGCTTATCAAGATTGAGATTCTTAAGCGGTACAACTCTTTCTACGATGTCATGAAAGAGCGTGGTAACAGTGTCAGACATGACTAACTGGCAACTCTTTCATCGATACCGCCATCTTGTTGACAAGGGTATGGCCGCTCCGCTGACTTGTCCAGAGTGCGGAGGGTACGTCATTACCAGGCTAGGGACTGACGACGAGCCAATCTTGTGGTGCTACTCAGACTTGACAAGCATCAAGCCTGGAACTGAGCTTCTTTCCCGAGTTCGCGCGGTTGTCACGGAGCACTACGTCTGATAGACTGCCATTATGGCTACAGTTGACGAAGACAAGGTGAAGAAGCTCATCAAGGACATCACACTCAGGCTTGAGACTCTTCACGACCCGAACATGTACGTCAAGATGACATTCAGTGAAATTTACCGACTAATTGACAGGACGGATATCACAAGTGAAGAGCAAGATTCTTAAGGCGGTAGCTCTTGCAGCCACCGCCTTTATGATTTTGTCTGCGGAGGGTTGCCCTCCAGAAGACCCCGGAAAAGCCGGTCCTGGGAAGAAGGTTACCATTTGGCAGGACGGCGAAACCACTCTAGGCGTTCAGAACTCTCGTAAGACGATGAAGGCCACCAACCCTAAGTCTTCTTGCAAGTGGACACTGATGTATGACATTCCGCGCACCAAGAAGGTTGCCGTTGTGGCAACCGGTGGCGCAAAGACGGCTCGAAAGGGCGTCAAGATGGCTGGTCCAGGTACAATTAAGTACAAGGACCCCAAGAGCGGGAAGATGGTCTCTATTAAGACCCACCCGACTACTTTCTATTCGGAGGATTGCGGACCATGGCAGAGCAAATGAGCACATACACTAAACTTACTGAAGAGGCGGTTTATCGATGGGGATACCCCTTTGGTAACACCGTCGAGATTGTCAAGGTAGCCGTTGATTACGGAGATAAGGGCTACAATTGTTGGGGTTACAAGCTAGGGAGTGAAAGGGCAGTTCCAGGACCACTTCACTTCGACCAATCTTGGACAACCCCCGGAGACGCGCTCAATGCAGCGCATGAGGAGAAGGAAAATCTCAACAGATAGAATTAACGTACTTGACAACGGTTACGTACGTTATATTAAGCACATGGGTGATGACCTTGACCCAGTAAATTCAGCTAAGGTCTCATTTGCTAAGGAATCCGCCGAATTTGGCGAACGAGAGGCACGACTTCTCGCATTCCTAGCTCGCGAGGAGCACACAAGTGTCTTCCGGCACTCAGCAATCACCTACGAGGTCTATGCGCCTTTGATGGTGGCTCGGCAATGGTTCAAGTACATTGTTGCGTCTTCTCACACAGAAGACCAGCAGGGTTGGAATGAATCCAGCCGTCGCTATGTCACCGAAGAGCCAACATTCTACATTCCAGATATCAATGAATGGAGGCAGGCTCCAGAGAATAAGAAGCAGGGCTCTGGGGAGCCACTTCCAACGTGGGATGACCCAAAGTTGTTCTTTAGCTATGTTCGTTCGACCTTTAATCGTGAACGTGAACTTTCCGGATTCGAGAATGCTCCGACATTCGGTAACTATTGGACTTCTGAGCTAGAAGACTACATTCGCAAGGGCGAGGCTCTATACGAGATGGCCTTGGAGAATGGCGTTTGTGCCGAACAAGCTCGACTATTCTTGCCAGCCTACGGAATGTACGTCAGGTGGCGCTGGACTGCAAGTCTCGGTGCCGTAATGCATTTCTTGCATCAAAGACTAGAGCATGATGCTCAGAAGGAAATTCAGGATTTTGCTAAGGCTGTTCATGAGATTACATCTCAGCACTTTCCAGTAACAATGGGAACATTGGTCTAATGGTTTCCTGGGAACCTCTATTGAAGGAGGAGATAGACAATGAAGGAGAAAGTCCTCAGTGTCACGATTCATGATTGTGAAGTTCAGACGTTTCGTTCTGGTGGTAAAGGTGGCCAGAACCAGAATAAGCGTGACACTGGGGTTCGCATCATCCACCCGCCATCTGGCGCTGTCGGTGAGTCCAGGGAAGAAAGGTCTCAGCTACAGAATAAGAAGAAGGCGTGGCTGAAAATGGTCGGCTCTCTCAAGTTTAAGTTGTGGATTAAGCAACAAGCCGGGGTTTCTGCGGTGGCAATTGCAGAAGTTGAGCGTGACATGCTGCCGTACAATCTCAATATTGAGAAGAAAGTTAACGGAAAGTGGGTACCATTTGATGACCAAAGTAATTAACGCAAACACTCCGTGGGGACAATATCGCATCCCAGCAGCCCTAGTTGCCCGAAATCGGGCAAATTACTACGCAAGTAAGGGCGATGACTATGTGTCTGAGTTTGAGTACGCCATGGATGACAACTACGAACTCATCGATTGGCTTCTGAACAACATGGATTGGGCGGATGTCAAGGACCGTGCTGAGAAGTTCAGTGATAAGGTTTTCTGCATTGAAGGAGACTTCTGGACGGATTCCGAAGATTTCTGGGTAGTGGAGGTGTCCTGATGTTCTTTTGTGACCCCTGTGCAGTGGAAAGGAAATGGCCGCAATCTTGGTTTCGGTCTCATGGACGCTGCGAGGTATGTGGGAACGCGGAGTGGCTGCCCGCCGGGAGTCCCTCCACCGTCCCGCTGCTTATCTTCGGGTTCGAGGGGAGCGAGATCGTCCAGACCGGGCAGTACCAGATGGCGCACGCGGTCTGCCAGAAAATCGGCGGCGCGGAGCAGCCGCCCGAGATCGGCGACGCCTGGTTCGACGCCCGCTACCAGACCGGCTGGATGGCGGCGAACGGCCGACCCGGCGGCCTCGCCGACGTCTTCTCCGTCTGGTGCCCCTGGTCCGCCCTGAAGGACGTCCACGCGGCGATGCGCCGCGCCGCCGCGCCGATGGC